ACCTCGAGCTCGGAGATACATCTGAGTCGTTCGGTCTTCCGGCCACCGCCGACTTTATGTTTGCTCTCATCACTAATGAGAACCTCGAGGCACTCGGACAGCTTCTAGTTAAGCAGCTTAAGAACCGGTACGGCGATCCAGTCATCAATAAGAAGTTTGTAGTAGGCGTCGACCGCCCAAAGATGCGCCTCTACAACGTCGAGCAGTCTGCTCAGACCGACATTCACGAGGGTCCAGTAATGGATCGCACTGGGTTCGGAGAGCGACAGCGCGAGGACGACTCCATGAAGTGGGCAACCAAAAAACTAGGAAGAAAGGACTTTAGTGGGCTGAGAGTGTCATGAGCAAGACAAAGAAGCGCGATAGATACGACTGGGACAACGACGACGACTCGTCGTACAGAGACTCAATGCGGCAGAGGCGTCGAGAGAGGCAGGATAAGTCTAAGCGACGCGAAGTGTTCGGCGACTATCAGGATGAGACTGACACGTATAGAGTCAGCACTAAATATCCAAAGAGAGCTTATTGACACTCGATTCGACATGTGATAGAATGTACATAGTGAGTCCTGTAAGAAAGGGGGTTCACATGCCGTTCATAAACGTGTCTGGAAAGTCTGACGCTGGGATCAGGAAGTGGGAGTACGCGACTGCTGCCGGATGGATGCTCGAGCGTGTCCTCGGTAAGCGTCTCGCCTCAAACATCGTTCTCAACGTCAAGCTCGTGCCTAAGCTGAAGCAGATCGACGACGTCAAGGGTGACGTGTGCTGGGAAGACGACAACACGCGACCTAGAGAGTTTCTCATACGTATCGACAGCAGTCAGTCCAAGAGTATGCAGATGCGGATTCTAGCTCACGAGCTCATCCACGTCAAGCAGTTCGCTCGAGGAGAATTGTTCGACTATCTTCTGTCTGACAAGACGCGTTGGAAGGGTAGGAAGTACGTCCTGAAGTCTAAGATGCTTCTTCGAGACTATAAGAAGCTTCCCTGGGAGGCTGAGGCGTACAAGTACGAGAAGATCATATACGAAGAGTGGCTCAAGAGAGGAGATCGTGATGACTGAGGATAAGATGAGCGCAGTGCGCGAGGTCGTGGAGAACGTCGGTATGCGCCGCATCGAGGCGGCGTACAACGCTTTCAATGCGTGCCACGACGCGGGCAACCAGTGGGGCATCAACTACTGGGGTCAGGTGTACAGTAAGCTCATGCAGACGATGTCTGCATGATAGAGACCGGCCTCCTCGCCGTCGCTGCTCTGGTACTCGTCGCTCTAGCGTTCGACTTCACTAACGGCTTTCACGACGCCGCGAACTCGATAGCGACTGTAGTCGCCACCGAGGCGCTGACTCCACTTCAAGCCGTAGCCATGGCTGCCTTCTTCAACTTCGCTGCGCTTTGGGTGTTCGACCTAAAGATCGCTGCGACGATCGGTAAGGGAATCGTTGACCCACAGATCGTCGACCTCTACGTCCTGTTTGGTTGCTTATCCGGCGCGATCATATGGAACATGCTGACGTGGTGGTTCGGCATGCCTACTTCGAGCTCGCACGCTATCGTCGGCGGCCTGGTCGGAGCCACCGTCGCTAAGTCTGGATTTGACTACTTGATCGAGAGCGGCATCGTCAAGGTCGCGGCGTTCATCCTCATATCTCCGGTGCTCGGGTTCATCCTGGCAGCCGGAATATTCACGATCATCAAGACGGCATTTCCGGAGGGAGATCGGTCCAAACCCTGGTACAAGAGGCTTCAGGTCGTATCCTCGGCTATGTACAGCCTCGGTCACGGAAGCAACGACGCGCAGAAGACTGCCGGCATCATATTCCTTATTCTAGTTGCGGGTGGTATGCTCGGGCCTAGAGACGCGATTCCGTACTGGGTTGTGTTCTCCAGCTTCGCCGTCATGGGTCTGGGAACACTCGCTGGAGGCTGGCGCATAGTGCACACCCTCGGTCACAAGCTGACTCCACTCACGCCATCCGGCGGCGTCGCCGCTGAGGTTGGCGGCGCGGCAATGCTTTTCGGTGCTAGCGCCATAGGTGCTCCAGTGTCGACTACCCACACCATCACTGGAGCCATACTCGGCGTCGGCTCAGCACAAGCAACTCCATCGGTGTCGTGGCTCGTCGCTAAAAACATCTTCTTCGCATGGCTGATGACGATACCGTGCGCCGCCCTCATGTCCGCCGCCATGTGGGTCGCCGCAAGAGCCTGGTTCGGCCACATATAGGAGTATGGTGACGTGAACGTGATCGAAGCGAAGTACTTAGCCGCTCTGGCCATCTCGATCTACATTCTGTTCGGGCTACCGCAGACCATCAACTGGATGATCAGGCACTCGGGTTGGTTAGAGTCTCACCGAACTCACGAGTGAGCCGTGAAGGGTAAGAAACCCTACGTACCAGACATCACTTGTCCATACATCGACCGTACGATCAGTCTAATAAATACGATGGTTGAGGTCGAGGACGTAGAGTGGCGGCGAGAGATGGCTAAGCTGATCCACGCCCACCTCGAGTTCATAAGAGAGTCGAACTCGACTCTACGCGAGGTCGGAAAGTTCTGGTACGAGAGGAGCAAAAAGAGATGAGCGCAGTATTCTGGGTAGCGGTAGGTGTTATCGTCGGGTGGCACGTCCCTCAGCCGACCTGGGCGACGGTAGCTTTCGACAAGGTTCGCGGCTGGTTTAAGTCCTAAGAATACTTCTACCATAAATAGACCCGCAGTGAGTCCACGGAAAACCTGCGGAGGATATAGTGGAAGTAGACCTTTATGCTGTGCCGAGCGACCAGGAGCTCAACGACGTCGTTAGGACGCATGACTGCTCCGAGTTCGAGCCGCATCCCAGCGACGCCGTCTACGCCCACGTTCTAGACGACCTGATCGAAGAAGACCTGACTGAAGCTGGAGCGCGCTCGCTAACGACGCGTCGCAAGCTGGCTACTCGCATGCGATCGATGTCGTCTAAGCTGACGAGGATGCGCGCCGCCAAGCGGATGCGCCTCGCTCCCGCAGAACGGCTTCAGTACAGAGCGCGCAAGGCCGCCATCATGCTTCTCCGAGCCCGCCTCGCCGGAAAGCGTGGTCAAGACTACTCGAAGCTGTCGCCGAGCGATCGCGTAATGATCGACAAGCAGGTCGTTAATCGCTACGGAAAGAACCTAGAGAAGATGGTTAAGGCCATCGCGACTCGACTACTTCCGATGGTGCGCCGCAAAGAGGCAGACCGCCTGCGAGTCGCTAAGATGCAAGAAGGTCATCAGTACTACACCGGTCTATCGACGAGCACAAAGTCTGCACGAGCGGCGCAGTTCGCGAAGCAGACCAAGATGTCTGACAGCGACCCATCGGCCTACAAGAAGGCTCCAGGAGACGACAAGGAGACACGCATGAGCAAGCACACTAAGAAGTATCGCGATATGTTCGAGGCGCGTAAGTCTGCTCACGGAGCCGGCGACGCCGACGAGCCGAGCGACAACATCGTCTACCAGATGCGTAAGGTCATCAACCTCCGCGGTAAGCACCCAGTCAAGTTCGCCGACGGCTCGACGATGCAGCTGCATCCCGACCATGCGCACCACGTCATTAGAATGTACCACGCCCAGCAGCGTCCTCTCGACAAGCACAAGTTCGTTCGACACATGGGAGCGAGCTCGACCAACTTTAAGAAGGCTATCGGTCTCAGCGATCAGTTCGCGATCGACAAGGACCTTCCGGTGTCTTCTGACCCGCGCGAGTTTCCAGTCCGCTCGTCCTACATCACGAGCAGCAAGAAGGCCGTGAGAGAGGAGATCGGTTACAGAGTCACCGGTCGCGCGACGGCGTTCGTCCCACAGAACGCTCCTGAGTATCCTCCGACGAGCCACGCCGTTCCGAGCGACTTACCGGAGAAGAAGGGAGACAAGAAGACGCTCATCGACCGCCTCGTCTCTAAGGCCCGCTCAGCTAAGAACGAGGACGTGAGCGACGTCCTGCACCGAGAGCGCGACGCTCTCAAGCAGAAGCAGCACCGAGAGCGCGACGCGCTGGCGCGCCGCCACGCCGCTAAGGTCAAGGTCGCGGCGATGCACAAGAAGACTATCGCGAAGTCGCGATCGAGCTCGTACCTAAAGAGCGAGGAGTACGACTACGCGATCAGTGAGTCCGCTCTCGCCGGTCTACAGAAGAAGGCTGAGAAGTCAGGCATCCCCCTCGGTGTTCTTCGCAAGGTGTACAATCGCGGAATGGCCGCGTGGAAGACGGGACACCGTCCGGGCGCTAACCAGCAGCAGTGGGCGTACGCTCGTGTCAACAGCTTCATCACTAAGGGTAAGGGAACATGGGGCGGCGCCGACAAGGACCTAGCCGCTAGCGTGCGCAAGGAGGATGTTGAGGTGAGCGAGGCTACCATATCTCGCCGCCAGCACACCGTCGGTAAGCCGGTGTCTTCCTACAAGCCGATTCAGTCGACCTCGAGCGGCGTAATGAACTTCAAGGGCGTCGACTGGAAAGCCGCCTCCGACTCCGTTAGAGACGAGATTCGTAAGGAGAAGGAGGCTAAGCTAGCCAAGCTTAAGAAGCCTGTATCTGAGTCGGCTGGTGTCGGAAGCGACGAGCTTCGCGACGAGTACGCATCGGCAACTCCCGGACAGAACCCAGGCGGAATCGACGTGTCGCACGTGTCTGCGCCGAAGCCGTGGGAGGTCGACGAACAGACGCACAAGTCACGCGACATCGGTAAGTCCGTCCGCACGTGGGAGGACGTTCGCAAGGTACTGAGCGGAAAGAAGAACGTCAATGAGTCTTTCGTCGCGGGTATCAGCGACGCACCGTTCGCTAGGGAGGTCGGCTTCACCATCGGTGGACAGACATTCAAGCATCACGACTCAGTGGTCGTCGCCGAGGCTGATAGATCTGAGAAGACGGACGATGACGACTACGATCACGACGGGTGCAAGGACTGCGACTGCGTCGAGGAGGGACTCGAGAATTACAGAGACGTCAGCGAGACGACCATCACTCACAAGGGCCACGCCGTGAAGCTCGGCGCAGTGACTAAGTCTGACCGCCCCGACAAGAAGCGAATGGTGCACGTTCGCAACGACAAGGGCAACGTCGTGCGAGTTCACTTCGGCGATCCTAACCTCGAGATCAAGCGCGACAACCCTGAGCGCCGCAGAAACTTTCGCGCTCGTCACGGCTGCGACAATCCTGGTCCGAGGTGGAAGGCTAAGTACTGGTCTTGTCGGTACTGGTCTAAGAAGCCCGTCAGTAAGATGTAGGACGACGCGTGGCACAGTTTCGCACAGACGTCAGTAAGCTAGACAACTCGCACCTCATAACGAGGTACGAGGTCGGCATGCTGAGCGACAAGCTCACTCCATCTGGGACGTTGGTCGACGCGTTCGGAAGGATGCGCGTGGCTAATCCCGTCACGCTGTTCGACAGCTCGCACCGGTATCAAGACAGCGGCAAGTGGTCGACCACAAACACCGCGTCCGCATTCATCACTCATCGTTCGGACGAAAGTGCGGTAGACCTCATAGTGAAGACTGCAGTCAACGCCGAGGTCGTTCGTGAGACGTACAGAGTGTTTACTTACCAGCCGGGTAAGTCTCTCATGATCATGAACACGTTTGCCATGCACGACGACAACAGTAAGACTGGCGTCAGGCAGCGTGTCGGATACTTCAACTCAAACAACGGCGTGTTCCTTGAGAAGCTCGGCGCTAACGTGTACTTCGTCTTGAGGTCAAAGACTACGGGAACTGTAGTCGACACTCGCGTCCTGCAGTCCAACTGGAACAAAGACACCTTCACTAGTAACTCATACTCGACGCAGACTGGCACAAACTTTACGGCCGGTCTCGACGTTACCAAAGCGAACGTCATGTGGATAGACCTAGAGTGGCTGGGTGTCGGTGACGTTCGCTGCGGGTTCTTGGTAGACGGCCGACCTATTCCGGCTCACGTCTTTAGAAATGAGAACGTGAACTACTCAGCCTACATGACTACGGCGACGCTTCCGCTTCGCTACGAGATTAAGAACACGATCGCGACGACTTCTAACTCGGTGCTCAAGCAGATCTGTGCGACCGTCATCTCTGAGGGCGGCTACGAGCGAGTGTCACCGATGACAGTCGTGAGGTCGACTGCAAACACGACAGTTGGGCACACGCTCTTCACACCCATCATGTCGATCAGGTTGGCTTCTGACAGGTTAGACTCCGTGATCATTCCGGCCCAGATGAATTTTCTTCCGACGTCAGCGGACAACTTCGAGGTCGCATTGATAAAGAACGCGACGTTGACTGGCGCGAACTACGACACGACGACGTACGCCAGCATCGACGTAGACACCACGGCCACGGCGCTGACGGGAGGAACGATCGTCAGGCATGAATACGTAGTGTCGTCTGTGTTGGCCTCCGCTCCACTGAATCAGGGAACCTTCTTATACAACTTTGAGCTGCAGCTCGGTCGAACTACGGGAGGCGTCTCAGATGTCCTCACTCTAGCTGCCAGAGCCATTAAGAATTCTGGAACCGGCACGGGCATGGGATCGCTATCTTTCTACGACTTAACGAACTAAGGAGCAACGAATGTTCACTAACAAGAAGTTTGGTCTATCCGACAGCCTCATCGAGGCTGCCAAGAAGGTGATGGCCAAGGAGAAGAAGCACAAGGAGTACGGCGTCGACGCCGAGCGTGAGCTCGCCGCTAAGAAGAGCCCAAAGAAGGCAGCCGAGTACGGAGTCAAGACCGAGATCGCTGATCCGGCCGGCTCTCCCGCCGGAGGTCGCATCACCGGCTCGATGGACACCAAGAGCAAAAAGGCTAGTCCGACCGGAAAGAAGGATTCAGTCGAGGTCAACCCGTCTCTCAAGGAGATGACCATGAAGGAGCGCACCGCGTTCCATATGGCGGCGGCGTCGGCAAAGAGACTCGGTAAGTCGCACTTTATGTTCTCTGGTAAGAAGTTTCCGGTCAAGATGTCCGGCGACGTCGCTAAGCAGATGACTTCCGAAGAGGCCGTCACCGAGGAGCGGTGGGTCGACCTCAAGACCAAGAAGTTCGTTCAGGCTCCGACGCGCGAGAAGGCGGCCGAGCTCCTGAACACGCTGCCACTGTACATTCGTAAGGCGCCGATGCAGGCTGAGGCTAAGATGAGCGACGCCGAGGTCACTCGCGCTCATAAGATCGGCAAGCACTTCAAGAAGAAGGGCATCGGCGACGAGCCGTACGCCCTGGCCACCTGGTTGACTCAGAAAAAGCCTGGAGCGGCGAAGAAGGCTGAGAAGACCATCAAGAAAGAAGATTAACCCATAAATACTCGAAGCGATAGTATACATCATGCCGAGTAGTCACTGACGAAAAGCGAGGAGGAAAACGTCAATGCCACTTTGGAACTTTCTACACGAGAAGAACAACCCATCTTCCGGCGCGAACAGCGTAGCCGGTAAGATCGCGGGTTACCAGCCGTTCGGTGGAATGACCGACGGCAAGGAGGCTTGGAAGCGCAACGTCGTAGCGACGAAGCTCGGCTGGGTCCGCCGCACTAACAAGACTAAGGACAGCACCACCAGTCAGCACGATGAGATTTTGGTCGCGGGCAACCCGGCCATCACCAGCGGTACCGACGACGGCTACGCGAACGTCGCGCACCTGGCGTTCCCCGACGTCGCGCAGATCTACTTCAGCTCGAACAGCACGGGCGGGACTGCGCTGCAGGCGAACAGCTACGCGAACATCTACGTCGTGTTCAACGAGCCGGTTCGCAGCAAGGGCGGACGCGTCCTCTACCAGTTCAAGGTGGCCAACACCGTCTCTGGCAACGCGACGGTCGCGTACTTCTCAAACAACGCCGTCGTCGCTGGATACAAGCAGGGCGGCAGTTCGATCATCAACGCAAACAACACCCTCGTGTTCCGCGTGTACCTGCCGTTCGTCAGCGGCAAGACGTCGACCTACAAGGTCAACGCAAACACGATCCAGGCTAACGGCGTCACTGCCGCCGGTGTGGTCAAGGGCGGCGTGACGTCGAACCTCGTCAGCGAGAACATCACGACTGCCGGCTCCGAGTCCGCGAACCTGGTGATCACAGGTGCGGTGTCGAACAGTGCCGGAACGTTCACGGTGCGCTCCGCGAAGTCCGGCGGATAACTCGGAGGTCCTAGGTAATGGCCGATAAGAAAGTATCGCAGTTAGCAACTCTAACGTCGACCGCGGCAGAGGACCTCCTCTACGTGGTCGACGACCCGAACGGTACGCCGACGTCGAAGAAGATGACCGTCAAGAGCTTCTTCGGCGCGGTGCCGTCGAACACCGTGTTCAACTCGAGAGTCAGTGCCAAGGCTAACGTCACGGTCACGTGCTCGAACACCGTCGTGACTTCCAACGTCAACTTCGTCGGCGCGGGTCTGACTCGCGTCAACAACATGATCATGGTCGTCAAGAGCAACCCAGCGACTAACAACGCCACGACCGAGGGTTACAAGATCGGCGCGGCGTTCTTCTCCAACACACACCTCTACGTCGCCGTCAACGCAACGACGCTGAAGCGCGTGTCTCTGAGTACTTTCTGATGAAGACCTTCAAGCAGCTAAGAGAGTGGCTGACGCGAGGCGGCGCCGACGAAGAGAAGACGGAGCTTCCAAAGAGCAAGAGAAAGGAAGCGAAGACTACTAAGAAGACTTGATCATGAGAGACTTGACTGACAGCAACTTCGTCCTATACGCTGCTCGACATTATGACAATCCCCGGTGCGTCAATGAGTCTGAGTTCTACGAGGATGTGGGAAGAATAAAGAGCGTCAATCGACTCTTTGGTCGCTACGAGAAGACGGGTGAGCTTAAGTATCGACTGATACTGAACCACCTTCGAGTATTGTACAACGTGTTTGAGCATGAGGCTTTGACTAAGATGCTGTGCTTCAGACTGAATCGATACCTGCACTTCCTGAAGCCGTTCTTAGTCCTGTTGAACTACTGGCCCGCGAGAGTCGAGGTCGGCAACGTCGTCGTAGTCGACTCTTGCGTGCCTATGGACCGAGGTATAGTAGAAGCGCTGAGGAAGATCTAATGAACGACATCGATACGATCGCGGTTTATAAGCTACTGAAGTCGCTGTCGACTCCCATAACGGAGACGGCGGCGTACGAGCTTGGTCTCGTCTCTGCAGACGGAAGAGGTCTCCGTGCTCCTAAGAACTCGCGCGAGGCCGTCGTCTATGAGTACGTCGACCGCTTATCGCTTGGACTCAGAGGCATACTAAACGAGCAGCCGGAGCATCAGGCCAGTCGCGCGACCTACGCAGCGATGCTGATCATGATGCGCGAGCGAGACGACAGCCTGCTCGATCCCGCCCGCCTACGCTCGCAGCTCGTCGCTGAGATGCGTAAGATCGCGCGATTCAATCTTCCGGACTTCAGCGACCTCAGAGAGGCCGCGCGCGCCATCAAGAAGATTCGCTCGTCGTCTCGAGACCCCAGGAAGTCTCTCACCAAGTTTCTCAAGGACCGTGAGCAGTGGGCGACCATGTTCAAGAAGCCGACGGCGCCGGTCAAGGAAGACGCACCGGCAAACGCGGTCGGTGGCGGCGCGATCCACGGAGTGGGCGTCGGACCTAAGGGCGAGCCCGGTGTGCGTCCGATGGCGACTCTTCGTAGGAAGCGTCCCGTCCCTATGGTCCACTACAAGGCTCTGGGTAAGAAGGTTCCCGTCGGTAAGTCGAGCTCCTCGAGAGGTAACGGAGGAGACGGCGGTAACGGTGGCGAGGAGTACCTCCACCTCTCAGAGAAGCCTAGGAGGCGCTGAGCGTGTTTGCCGGCCTGGGACTCAAGCTAGCGATCGCACTGTTCCTGGTGTCGGCGATGTCTGGTGGCATCATCTACGTTCAGATGCTTCGCATGGACTTACAGATCGCTAGAGAGAATCAGGCTAAGCTCGAGAACGTCGTCGCTTCTCAGAAGGCAGTCATGGAGCAGACCAACCGTGACATCGAGAAGATGCGCGAGATCAACAGCAACCTCAACGTCGAGATGCGAAGCGCTCAGCGAGACGTGAGCGACCTCGAGAGAAAGTTTCGCGAGGGTCCGGGTGGTAAGCCTAGAGACGTCGGCTCGATGGCTATGAAGGACCCGCAGAAGCTTCAGGATAAGATCAATCGCGGCACTCACCTGGCTCTCAGGTGCAACGAGATCGCGACGGGAAGCCCACTCACCGAGGACGAGCGAAGCGGCAAGGAGAGGAACTCGATATGCCCAGAGCTGATCAAGCAGGCTGCCAAGTGAAGACACTCATAGCCATCATCCTCGTCGCTCTCGTCGCGGGATGCTCGTCGACTCAGAAGATAGTCGAGAAGCCCGTCATGGTCGAGAGGCAGAAGCTTCTCGTGCCGGAGGTGCAGCCCGTCGAGCAGATCAACCTCGAGTGGACGGTACTGACGAAGGAGAACTTCGAGGCTAGAGTGCGCGAGATCGAGGAGCAGGGCGGTCAGTTCGTCGTGTTTGCTCTCACGCCACAGGGATATCAGAACCTGTCGATAAACGTAGCCGAGCTGCGCCGCTACATCATACAGCAGCGCTCGATACTGGTCGCGTACAAGGAGTACTACGACAAGCCGCCCGAGGCACCTAAGCCTCCTCTCGCAGAAGACAAGCCTTTCTGGAAGCTCTGGTAGATGGGGCAGCCTAACGACATCAAGACCGACGTCGAGCTCCTTAAGAAGGACTTCGAGCAGCTCAGTGCTCTGATCGATCGGATGGACCTAATGATCGAGAAGTTGTCGGAGGTCTCGACCGGTCTAAACAGAATCCTCGCTGTTCACGACAACCGACTGTCGCAGCAGGAAGAGATCACTAAGCACATATTCGAGCTGATCGAGATGCGTCGCAGAGAGTCCGTCGAGAGCACTAAAGAACTAAAAGATATGTTTGACAAAGTCACTGCCGAGCTTAAGAAAGGTATTGACAATCTTGAGAAGTGGCGTTATTATCTGATAGGTATGGCGATCGCATCTGGTTTCCTTCTGTCTAAGTTGCCGGATATTCGAGCGCTCCTCTCTTAACCATTACGTTTGCTATGAGCCTTCTGGTCGACCAAAAGTACGCGCTGCTACTGTCGAGTAAGCTCGATCGCTTCAAGCGAGTCGACGCGCGCGTGTTTAATTTCAGGTGTCCGTTCTGCGGCGACTCGCAGAAGAACAAACACAAGGCTCGCGGCTACCTCTACGAGAAGTCGGGTCGCGTCTCGTTCAAGTGCCACAACTGCTCGCACAGCGCGTCTCTGTCCGGTCTGATAGAGACGGTCGACCCACTTCTTCACCGAGAGTATAAGCTCGAGAAGTTTCGTGAGAGTCAGTCGTCCAACAGCTACGCCGTCGCGATACCGTCTCCATCGCCAGTCTCGATAGAGAAGACACGTACCGACCTCATGGAGCTCGGTCTGACACCAATGTCCGACCTTCCGGCCACTCACAGAGCGGCGCAGTACCTCAAGGGACGAATGATACCGCGCAGTCGCTGGAGCGACCTATACTACTGCGAGGACATGAGAGTCTTTGAGAAGCTCAACGACGCGTACCGTGGTCGACTGATGCCTGGCGCTCGCGTAGTGATACCGTATCGAAACACACGGGGAGAGCTGACTGGCGTCTCAGGTCGAGACCTAGGCACGTCTAAGCTCAGGTACGTCGTGGTGCGTCTGTCAGAAGACGCCATGATCTACGGACTCGACCGCGTCAACGTCGACCGCCGAGTGTACGTGGTGGAGGGTCAGTTCGACAGCATGCTGGTCGACAACGCCATCGCGGCCGGAGGCACCGACTTTCAGCGAGCTGTAGACATGCTTCCGCTCGAGAGAGCGGTGCTCGTGTTCGACAACCAGCCGAGGAACGAGCAGGTCGTGAAGCTGATAGAGCGTCAGGCACAGCGCGGAAGCACGTGCGTGGTGTGGCCGGCGTCATGGGAGTACAAGGACATAAACGAGGCCGTGATGGACGGCGTCACTCTGTCCGAAGTGATGCACGTCATAGACCAGAACGCTCGATCCGGACTCGCGCTTAAACTAGCCATCAGGGACTGGAAGAAGACATGACCGCTAAGTTAGTATCCTGCACAAAGATGATCGACAGCGACTTGAGTCTGACTAAGCAGGTCGCGTACGTCGCTCGAGTCTCTAACCCGAGCAGTCAGATCAACAACATCGACTCGTGCGAGAAGCTGGTGCGCTACCTAATCACGCACAAGCACTGGTCGCCGTTCGAGATGGTGTCGCTGGCTCTAGAGATCGTCACTTCTCGAGACATCGCTCGACAGATGCTCAGGCACCGATCGTTTACGTTCCAGGAGTTCTCTCAGCGATACGCCGACCCGACTCTAGAACTTGGTCTGATCGCGAGAGAAGCGCGAATGCAGGACACGAAGAATCGTCAGAATAGCCTACCTGCCACCGACGAGGACCTCAAGCAGAACTGGACTAAGATGCAGGAGGATGTCATCGCCGGCAGCATTCGAGCGTACCAGTGGGCAGTGAGAAAAGGAGTGGCAAAAGAGGTCGCGAGAGCGGTTTTGCCTGAAGGGATGATGCAGTCGCGAATATATATGAGCGGCACACTCAGAAGCTGGGTTCACTACGTTCAGCTGCGCTCTGGAAACGGAACGCAGCTGGAGCACCGCATTGTCGCTAGAGAGTGTGCCGAAGCCATCGCGCCTGTGTTTCCAGAGATAGTAGATTTTATAGAAAAGGAGTAGCGGATGTCGAATCACCTACCGACTATGATGCAGCAGTTCATTCACCTCTCGCGATACTCGCGGTGGATACCCGAGGAGAACCGCCGAGAGACGTGGACTGAGACGGTCGGTCGGTACTTCGACTTCTTTCAGAAGCACCTCGGTCGAGACAAGCTCGACGACGCCACTCGCTCTCGCCTAGAGGACGCCGTCCTCAACCTCGACGTCATGCCGTCGATGCGCTGCATGATGACTGCCGGTCCGGCCCTCGAGCGCGACCACATCGCCGGTTACAACTGCTCCTACGTCGCGATCGACAACGCGAGGGCGTTCGACGAGATCATGTACATCCTCATGTGCGGCACTGGCGTCGGCTTCTCCGTAGAGTCTAAGTACGTCGAGCAGCTGCCCGTAGTCGCTGAAAAGTTCTATGACTCCGACACAGTCGTCGTCGTCGCCGACAGCAAGCTGGGCTGGGCTAAGTCTCTTCGAGAACTAATCCACCTCCTCTACGCCGGGCAGGTCCCGAAGTGGGACGTGACGCGCGTCCGCCCAGCCGGAGCGCCGCTAAAGACCTTCGGTGGGCGCGCGTCTGGACCCGATCCGTTGGTCGACGTGTTCAACTTCGTCGTCCGTACGTTTAAGAACGCCGCTGGCCGAAAGCTCAACACGCTCGAGTGCCACGACATCGTCTGCAAGATCGCCGAGGTGGTCGTAGTCGGCGGAGTGCGTAGGTCCGCTCTCATCTCGCTGTCCGACTTGGACGACAGTCGAATGAGAGAGGCTAAGAGCGGGCAGTGGTGGGTGACTGAGCCGCAGAGAGCTCTAGCCAACAACAGCTACGTGGCTCGAGACAAGTCGATCGACGTCGGCGTCTTCATGGAGGAGTGGAAGTCGCTGTACGTGTCGAAGTCGGGCGAGCGTGGTGTCTTCTCTCGGTACGCGTCGAGGAACCAGGCGGTCAGCACCGGTCGTCGCGATCCAAACCATGACTTCGGAACCAATCCTTGCTCAGAGATCATCCTTCGCAGCCGTGAGTTCTGCAACCTGACGGAGGCAGTGATCCGCGCCGACGACACGGCGGAGACTCTGCTTCGTAAGGTCGAGATCGCAACCATCCTAGGGACGATGCAGTCGACGCTCACTGACTTTAAGTACATCTCTAAGAAGTGGAAGGAGAACTGCGACGAGGAGCGCCTCCTGGGCGTGTCTCTCACCGGAATAACCGACAGCGTCCTCACGAACGGCACCAACGGCACAGGTAGCGACAGCGAGACCGCAAAGCTGCTCCGCTCTCTTCGGCAGAAGGCGGTCGACACCAATGTGGTCTGGGCCGATAAATTCGGCGTGTCTCAGTCGATGGCCGTCACCTGCGTCAAGCCGAGCGGGACGGTGTCTCAGCTCGTCGACTCTGCGTCTGGCATCCACGCGCGTCACAGTCAGTACTATATTCGCACCGTCCGCGCCGACAAGAAGGACCCTCTCGCTCGCATGATGGTCGACGGAAGCTTTCCCGTCGAGGACGACGTGATGAAGCCGGCGTCGACCTACGTGTTCTCGTTTCCAGTCAGAGCGCCGGAGCACGCACTGTTTCGCGAGGAGATGAGCGCGATCGCACAGCTCGAGTTGTGGAAGCTGTATCAGGACAACTGGTGCGAGCACAAGCCGTCCATCACCGTCACGGTTAAAGAACACGAGTGGCTCGACGTCGGCGCCTGGGTGTTTAAGAACTTTGAGAAGATGTCCGGCGTATCGTTCCTACCGTTCAGCGATCACGTCTATAAGCAAGCACCGTACCAAGACTGCACTCGAGAGGAGTACGAGGCACTTCTGGCTAAGATGCCTAAGGTCATCGACTGGTCCGTGCTGTCACTCTACGAGAAGACCGACATGACGGTAGGCAGCCAGGAACTCGCCTGCTCCGCCGGCGCGTGCGAGGTCGTGGACCTGAGCGCTCGCTGATGTCTAAGCTCATAAAGAAGAACGTGACGTGCGAGGCGTGCGACAGCGCGTATGAAGTCTCGCACTACCCGGGCGCGGTAGCGAAGGGTATAGACATCTTTTGCCACTTCTGCGGAGCCATCATCGATGGCGTCGACGAATATATAGACGAGGACGTAGAGGATGATGCTGAGGAAGAGTGACCTACGAGAACCCGTGGACTTTCGAGGGTGTCGAGTTCGACGACGAAGACGCTAAAGGCTTCGCGGGGTTCGTGTACCTGATCACGAACACGGTCACGGGCGAGATGTACGTCGGAAGAAAGTACTTTGAGAAGATACGAAAGCAGAGAGGCAAGAAGCGCAGGACTAGGTCGGAGAGCGACTGGAAGGACTACTACTCGTCCTCAGAGAGGCTCAAGTCAGACGTAGAGAAGTATGGCAGAGAAGCGTTCAAGCGTGAGATACTGAGCCTACACACGACGAGAGGCATGGTGAACTTCTCAGAGATCGTCGAGCAGTTCAATAGGCGAGTTCTAGATGATGGGAGCTACATAAATGACACGATCGGCAAGTGGAGAAGAATACCCGGTCACATTCAGGACCGAAGCCGGTACGCCGGATCATCTAGGCGGTCACCTCAATAAGACGCACGTAGACGTCGGGTCGCTGAAGTGGCTCGTCGATAACTACGACGTGGCGACGATGGTCGATGTCGGCTGCGGCCCGGGCGGCATGCGCGTCGAGGCTGAGAAGCTCGGTGTCACGTGGTACGGAGTCGACGGCGACGAGTCCGTGTGGGTACCCGGTTCTCGCATTCATACGCACGACTTCACGCTGGGTTCGTTTAAGAGTGCCGAGCCGAAGTACGACCTGGGCTGGTCGGTCGAGTTCCTCGAGCACGTCGAGGAGAGGTACGTGCCCAGCTACATGGACCTGTTCTCTCGCTGCCGCGTGGTGGCGGCGACTGCGGCTCCGCCTGGCTACCCCGGCCACCACCACGTGAACTGTCGGTCGACAGACTACTGGGCCGGAGTCTTTGCGGCCCACGGGTTCGTGCTCGACGCTGCGGCGACGGCCACTCTAAGGTCGGTGTCGACTATGGTCAAGCCGTTCATGCAGAGGACTGGAATGCTGTTCAGGAGGTACGACTACTGTGACTGACCGCATCAAGCTCTTCGTAGGCTGCGCACCGAACGGCGAGGACGCCGAGTCCCAGATGGTTCTCGAGTACACCGCTCGAAAGCACTCGTCTCTGCCGATAGACATCGTGTGGATGCGCGTCAGCGCCGACCCAAAGAGCTTCTGGTTCGGATGGAACACGAGCGAGTGGTCGACGCCGTTCTCAGGATTCAGGTGGGGAATCCCTGAGTACTGCGGTCACAGCGGAGAAGCGATCTACATGGACTCGGACATGATCATCATGGCCGACCTAGCCGAGCTGTGGCGCGCTCCGTGGAACGTCGGTGACGTACCGCACGCTGTCGTTCAGGCTAAGGGCGGGTGGAGGTTCTGCGTGGCTAAGTGGGACTGTCGAAAGACGTACAACCACATTCTTCCAATCGACCGCCTGAGGTCTCAGGCCAACGCGCACCAGCGACAGTTCTCATACTTTGCGAACAGCCCGGAGCTGGTGCAGGTGTTCGACCGTCAGTGGAACAACTTCGACGGCGAGAACGATCCGCTCGACCAGATAAAGATACTCCACTACACCGACATGTCGACACAACCCCACGCCAAGTACGCCGTGCCGCGCCTCACAGCAGCCAAGCAGACGCACTGGTTCGACGGTGAGTTTCGTCAGCACAGGCGCGCCGACGTGGTCGAGCTATTTGATCGAATGTACGACGAAGCGTCTCGCGCCGGCTACAGTGCTTCGCAGTACGTGCCTGAGAAGCTCGTCAAGTACTCTAAGAAGAGCCAGGCTGGGTACACCGCAGCCAACGGCTTCGACGTCACGAGGGGACAGTGAGCTACCTAGCCTTCACAGCGTGCGACGAGAAGTACTTCTACGCTCACGGACCGGCATACATGCAGTCGTGCATCGAGACTGGGACTAAGTTCGAGATCGTGGTGGTCGACGCATCTTCAAGTAAAGCCGAGGATATGCGGTCCTACGTCGAGAGCGAGCGCTTTGGTCGAGTGTGCGTCATAGAGCGAGCAGAGAACGCTCCACCGATGGATCGAGTCGGATACGCCTGCGCCAGGTTCAAGTATGCTGCTCAAAGAATGCGAGACTCTGAGGAGACGACGTCGCTTCTCATAACCGACATCGACTGCCTATTCATTCAGCCTGTACAACAGCCGTCTCGTCCGATCGGTCTCTTCACTCGAGAGTCGCTTCCGGGCACCGTCGGCTGGGAGCGAGAGGGAACGACTGTAGCTGCCGGCCTAGTCTACGTTCAGGACTCTCCGGTCGGACATCGATTCATCAACGAAGTGGCTAGACAGATCGAGACTCTACCGCAGCAGTGGTTCGTAGATCAAGTCGCGCTGAGCCGAGCTGCTACGTCTCTAAGAGTTGAAGAGTTGGGACACCTCCACAAGTTCACTCAGCTCGACATGGACTGGGAGTTTAGGTCAGACTCGTTCATCTGGACGGGCAAGGGCGATCGAAAGTACAACAACTTGACGTACACACGAATGAAGCATGATCTCGAGAGGAGGTTCGTATTCGCGTCCTAATGCTCAGGCCCAGGATGGACGTCACCTTCAAGGAGGGTGCCGTTCCGTCCGAGAGAGGTTCAATACCACCGATTCGACGGCACTGGATCAACTTCATCGACCGAATAGTCGATGCTCATCGCGACCGAGGTGACTTCGTTGAGGATCGTGAGAAGCCGCTCTGGCAGTTCAGTCCGAGCGAAGTCAACGGCGATGCGTTCGATCTGGTGTATGTTCCGCATCGTGAAGCTAAGACATTTTCTGTATCTGATCCGCGCGTGACGGTTAGGTACTACATGCAGACGGTGTTTCCCGAGAGGTTCTATGTAGACCGTCTCGGGTGGGCCGGCGGTGTCTTAACCTACCCGTGCTTCGAACTGATCTCTAAGGGTCATCGTCTCCTTCGCGATAGAGATGAGAAAACGCTACGCGCGATCGGCGCCCTCAGAGTTAGATCTCAACGAAACGAGAGTAAGTTTGAGCAGCCTCCGCTCGATCATAAGATCAAGCTGCCGAGCGACTACGTGTTCTTTCCGTGCCAGCTGCCGCACGACGAGACGATACGATCGCACAGCAATTGGTCCGTCGCTCGAGCGCTGGTCGAGACTCTGGAGTCAGCGGCTCGAGTCGGTCTCAGCGTAGTCGTGAAGGGCCACCCAGTCAATCCTGGCAGCATGATCGACCTTAAGAATATCGCGTATAAATACGACCACGCGACTTGGGTGGACGACGCTTCAGTGCACCAACTCATCGCAGGCTCTCGCTTAGTCGCCTGCGTGAACTCTGGTGTGGGACTCGAGGCTGTCGTTTACGGCAAGCCCGTGGTTACCTTTGGTCGCTCCGACTACGACGTCGTGACTATGAACGTCGAGAGGCACTACGACCAGTACGGGGAACCGGCGAGCGACGCACTGGACGGGTGGCTCACTGCGCCGCACGTCTTCGACGAGGAAGTGAGGATGGGCTTTCTAGCCGGATGGTGCGACTGGACGTACGACACGACTGACGTTGACTTTAACTCAAGAATCTAAGGAGACACTGAAGTGAGCTACTGGGGATACCACTACATCATGGACTGCCGCTCGTGCGACGTCGATAAGGTTCGGAGTCGCGACAACATCGCTGAGTTCGTCAAGGCACTCGTCGTCGGGATCGACATGAAGGCGTACGGCCCGCCGATGATCGAGCACTTCGCTACGCACAACGCAGACGCTGCCGGCTACTCGATGGTGCAGCTCATCGAGACGTCGTCGATCACCGGACACTTCGTCGATAAGAACGGAGACGCGTACATCGACATCTTCTCTTGTAAGCCTTTCGACGGTGACACTGCCCGGCGCATCGCAGTCGATTACTTCAATCCCCAGCAGGTCCGCTCGTCGTTCTTAGTTCGCGACGCTCGAGAGGCCGGCGCGTCTCCCGGCTCGTCGCTGAAGAGCTGGAACCAGTGGACGTCGTTCTCTAAGTCCGCGGACGACTGACGTGCTGGAGAAGACAGTGACTCGCCTCGGCAGGCACGCCATCGCAGAACTGTGGGACTGCGACGTCGAGGTCCTACGAGACGAGTCGCTGCTCGACACGCTGTTCCGAGCGGCCTGCGAGGCCGCCGGAGCAACGATCCTTCACTCTCACTTTCATAAGTTTGGAGACGAGGGTGGAGTCACGGGCGTGGTAGTCTTGGCTGAGAGCCACGCCAGCGTCCACACTTGGCCGGAGCATGGATACGCTGCGGTCGACGTCTTCATGTGCGGAAACTGCGACCCGCAGAAAGCGCTGAACATCATCAAGCGAGCCACTCAGGCTAAGATTCGAGACAAAGTCACGCTTCAGCGCGGAGTACTTGAAAACAAATAGTTGACATCTCGTCGCCGTCGTGGTACTATACTCTTATAGGTTGGTGAATGCAAAGCTACGGGATACTGACATGGGCCTCATGCCTCCGTACTTCAACTCATACGCATCGAGTCGAGCTAAGCCGCGCGTCAAGACCGCGTCGCAGCTTCGCGCCGAGGCTGAGTACGCTAAGTTTCTAAAGTCCGTTGGCGTTCGAGGAGTGACGGCCGGCACGCAGCGTAAGCTGCTCCGCGCCGAGAAAGAGCAGATGTCAGCTGCACTTCCGGCACTCTCGAACGCCATACCCGCCGGAGTCGCGTCGAAGCGCTCGATCCTCACGGATCACGAGTGGCGCCGCGACTCCGGCGAGTCGGCGGGCACTGTGGACGCTATCCGTGAGAAGGCATCGCGAGCCATGCCTTTGTACAACAAGGGTGGGTACCAGCTCGCGTCTAAGAGCGAAGACCCAGCCACACTCGGCTCCAGATCAAGAAGGGGATGACCATGAGCAACGATAAGATTCGTATGCAACAGTGCGATAGCGACTTCGTGTTTAGACTAAACTGCACCATGATGGGAAACGATAGACGAGCGATTCACATCAATCACGAGTTTTCCATGCCTGACTCTGCAACTCACCAGGACGTCGCAGATCAGTTCGCAGTGTTTCTTCGAGCGCTGCAGTTCGAGATAAGCGGCCTTCGCGTCGAGGTCGACAATAAGACGTGGACCGATGATGCACACGATCACGTCGAAGACGATTCTACCTGGGAGGTTCCGCATGACTGAGTGGACCAAAGATGCCGTGCGCGCACTGGCTCAGGACCGCGTGATCACCGTCACGTTCAAGAAGAAGAACGGCGACACACGAATCATGGACTGCACTCTCCTCGAGAAGTTCCTTCCCGTGCAGCTGGACATCGAGAACACTACGACGCGCGACAACCCCGACGTGTTGGTTGTGTGGGACATCACGTCTGGGGGATGGAGGTCGTTCCGAATCGACTCCATCATCGCGATCGAGAACTCACCGAGGGCTGGCTAGTCGATAGATAGATATAGAGTCGTCATGCTTTTGAGGAGGACGTGACCAGTGACTAAGATCAACGTGACCGGTGGCATCGATGCCGGGGAGCTCAAAGCCCTAGCGACTTCGATGGGTCCAGCTACAGACGGGACCTACGCTCACATCGGATCACAGGGTGGCACCGAGCAGATGATGGCTGGTCTCAAGAAGAGAGTCCCAGCCGACCTCCTCGATAAGTTCAACATCATCTGCTCTCGCGTTCGGACCGTCGACCAGAGCAAGAAGAACATACTGTGGCTTCACGACACTTGGGACGACCCGGAGTCTGAGCACCTCGAGAAGGAGGAAAGCCGCAAGCGGTTCACTAAGCTAGTGTTCGTGTCTCACTACCAGCAGGCGACGTACAACATCGGGCGCGGCGTCCCGCACAGCGACGGTGTGGTTCTACAGAACGCCATCGTTCCGATCCCCGAGCACGAGAAGCCGACGGGAAACATTCGCCTGGTCTATCACACCACGCCGCACCGCGGCCTGGACCTACTCGTTCCGGTGGTCGAGAAGATCGCTGAGAGCGTGCCTGGCATTCATCTCGACGTGTTCTCGTCCTTTAAGATCTACGGCTGGGGTAAGCGAGACGAGGACTACGCCAAGCTGTTCCAGCGCATCGAGCGCCACCCCAACATGACGTACCACGGCTTTCAGCCGAACGACGTGGTTCGAGAGGCGCTGCAGCGAGCACACATCTATGCGTATCCCTGCATCTGGCCTGAGACCTCGTGCATCTCGGTCCTCGAGGCTATGTCAGCCGGCTGCGAGGTGGTGTGCCCGTCGTTCGCTGCTCTGCCTGAGACATGCGCTAACTTCGCCTCGATGTACCCATTCGTCGAGGACTACAACCAGCACGCCAACATCTTCTACAGCGTGCTGATGTCGGTCATTCGCAACTACCGCAGCGATGGCGGAGTCAATAAGAGGAAGTACCAGAAGACCTACTTCGACAACTTCTACAGCTGGGACTATCGAGCAACTCAGTGGACCGGATTCTTGAAGTCGCTGACATAGAGAATCAGAATGAGCTTCTTAGTATCAAACCTTCCGCCAGTCAACTGCTTCGTCAGGCGCGAGTACCTCTACGACTTCAAGAGTGGTCACGGAGAACTCGAGCCGTGCATATGGATCAGTCTGAAGAGCATACGTGGTCAAGCGTTTCGCATAGAGGTGTACCTACCAAGATACGGCGCAATGTACGACAAGCTGCCTCTCGACGCATTCGTGAGCAGGAAGACTGACCTAAAGCCGGAAGAGTTCCTCTCTCTCGACACGCTTCAGATCTGGGACTGCTTCAGCTACGACATGGCGGTGATTCAGAAAGCGTTTCTCAGGAACCTAAGCTGCAAGTTCTACGCTAAGGATAAGAAGTTTCACCACGGGAACTACATGTTCACCGTCGACCACGCGTCACCCGACCTCAACATGATAGACACCAGCTTCGCTGAGAGTCCAGAAGATCACAAGAGTTTCAACTTCATCGAGCTGTCTAACGGTCAGTATGCGGCTCAACCAAACAATCGAGTCATATTCTTTGACGCGGCGAGCAACCCAAAAGAGATGCTCTTTCCAGACTTCAAGGTCTGCACGAAGAAGTACGTGGTGGAGACCAATCCAAAGTGGCGTCTCGGAGACTCAGATACTGTTACGTATGAGTGATTGACAATGAGTAGCCGCCGTGGTATAATCTGACTATGGGAAAGAACCTACTCAAGAGCGTTAAGAAGCGCGCGACTCGCACGATCGTGCCTCGTGGCTTTGACACGAAGTACCTCGGCGAGGAGCCGACCTGGTCTGGTCCAGCTACGGAAGCAGACCTTGGTAAGGCGCTGAACTGGTACAACTACATGGTGGACGAGAAGCAGTGCCGAGAGTTTCTCGGCGAGTGGATGTCCACGCAGAGCGCGTACTCGTCTCGAGTCGACGCTCTCAGCGAGCTTCCCGACTGGAAGTTTCAAGGAACGATCGGTGCCCTAGCTCGAATGATGAGCCGCGGTCTGACTCTTCGCGACGACATGATGGCGCGCTTTCGCGCTCGTCTCGACGGTCTCTTAGCATCCACTACTCAGAGAGTCGAGAAGAAGGCCGAGCCCGTAGCCGAGCGCGTTCGCGTCAGCCCCGACAGCTACTTCGTGGCCGAGGTCGACTTTCAGATCGACGAGTTCGTACGAAACAAGTGCTCGAGCGAGTGGTCGATGTACGACACGCTGAAGAGCAGCTCCACTCCGAGTCCGATCGCCAACCGCGTCGCCGCTCACTTCTCTCGTCTGCGAGACGAGCTGGCAGAGGCTGTCGATGGTGGAGACGACCAGCTTCGCGAGGCGTACCGCACGTACTCGAAGAAGCAGCTCCGAGCGTTCCGAGAGTTCGTCGATAAGATCGTGACTGAGTGTCAGACCTGGAGCGGAAACACTAAGAAGGCACGCGCTCCACGTAAGAAGCGCGTCAAGACCGCCGACCAGCTGACTAAGCGAGTCAAGTACCTGCGCGAGCACTCCGGACTGAAGCTTGTGAGCGTCGCACCGACTAGCATCGTCGGCGCTCGAGTGCTCTGGACCTACAACGTCAAGACTAAGGCTCTGGCTCGGTACGAGTGGGCCGAGGGTGAGTTCGAGGTCCGTGGGTCTACGCTGACTGGGTACGCCGTCGCCGGGCAGAAGCGACTTCGCAAGCCCGAGTCGATGCTGCCGAGCGTATCGACCGGCGGACCGAAGGCGGCCGACAAGGCGTTCCTCGACATCAAGACTAAGATGTCTCAACCCAACGGTCGCCTGAACGACCAGACCATCCTACTGCGAGTGGTGCGATGAGCGACGAACCCAAGGTGTTTAAGTTTCCAACGAGTCGGATCGTCCGCACTCCGTCTCAGGTCGACAGCCGAGGTGGAGAGGACGAGCGTAAGAAGGTCAGCATCGACATCATAGTCGACAACTGCCTAGAGGTGTTCGCCGCAGCCCTAGCCTCCAACCGTGTCGACTTCAAGGACGGTGAAGTGCTTCGTATGTTTGGGTTCTCCATGGAGTGCCTAAGAGCCGCGGCCTACCGCGGCCTGAGCATAGAACATCCTCTTCACGCGCTCATGCCGCAGTTCATAACCGAGGCTGAAGCAAAGATGGCGTTGACACGGAGCGAGTCTCCTGATATAATTAGCTAGTAGCATGGAGATGACGCCGTGATCTTAGTCGACCTCAACCAAGTCATGATCTCGAACCTGATGGTTCACATTCACTCGTCCAACAGCCACCACGAGGTCGGCTCTGGGGCCACGGTGGTAGACGAGTCCATGGTCAGGCACATGGTTCTCAACAGCCTACGCATGTACAATAAGAAGTTTGGTCAGGAGTTCGGCGAGCTCGTGATCTGCATCGACGACAAGCAGTACTGGCGTCGCGAAGTCTATCCGCACTACAAGGCGCACCGGCGGCGCGACCGTGAGAAGTCCGACGTCGACTGGCAGGTGCTCTTCGACGCGATGCACATGATTCGCGCCGAGCTCAAGGAGCACATGCCGTACAAGGTCGTGCAGGTCCCTCGAGCCGAGGCCGACGACATCATCGGTGCGGTCTGCATCGACCGCGGCTCGATCCTCAACGCAGGCGAGAAGCTTCTGGTGCTGTCTGGCGACAAGGACTTCGGTCAGCTCCTTCGGTACGGCAACGTGTATCAGTACGCGCCGGTTCAGAAGAAGATGATCGCGATCGACAACGCCGAGCGGTTTCTTCGCGAACACATCCTCCTCGGCGACCGTGGCGACGGTATTCCAAACTTTCTGTCAGAAGACGACACCTTCGTCGCTAACAAGCGTCAGCGCCCGCTGTCTCGAACCAAGCTGGCGGAGTGGGTGACTATGAACCCGAGCGACTTCTGCGACGACGCCATGCTTCGCGGTTACAGGCGCAACGAGCAGCTGATCGACCTGTCTCACATTCCGACCGACGTTCGCGACTCCATCCTAGCAGCGCTCGACGATGCCAAGCCGGCGCCTCGCAGTAAGATGTTCTCATACTTCGTGGAGAAGCGCCTCCGCAAGTTGACTGAAGCTATCGCGGAGTTCTAACATGCCACTCTTCAAGATCGAAGTCATGAGCTGCTTCCGAAACACTTACGTGGTTGAGGCAGACGATGCTGAGGCCGCGGAGGACGCGTTCCTCGTGGCCGATATGGATCACGACGATCCTCCAGTCGAGGTCGATCAGAAGCACGTCGGTACACTAAACTTCATGACTGACGAGATAAGTCGGCGAGACCTCGACCGCATTCTAGAGGCTAGCTACAACGGCCACCTCGGAGACGCGCTCGTAATTCAGGCTGGGTACGCCACCGCCAAGATGGTAAGTCGAGCTCGCGCCGCCGCGGAACAAAAAAATGAAGATGACTGATAAGTGTTTGATTCATCAGACGAGCGGCGCGCGTGATTTTCGAGACTCTGAGTACGCTTGGTTCAGATGCGCCACGCACGGTGTCGATTTTGTATTCGTGACTTACTGCGACATCACTCGAGAGTGTAGAACACCTATCTTATGTAATGACCGCCGCTATGACACCGAGCCACAAGTCGACTATCCATAAGCCTAAGGAGACGCAAGATGATGAAGAAGCTATCTAAGATAATCTCTGAGATCGAGTCGGCCAAGGACGTCGGTGAGCAGGTCGCTCGGCTTCGAGCGGCAGATAGTCGTTCTGTTCGAGACGTACTCCTCTACACACTGCACCCTCAGGTCGAGTGGAAGCTTCCTCAGACCGACCCGCCGTACAAGCCGCTGTTCGAGGCGGCCGACGCCGAGGGTCGCCTGCACTCCGACACTAAGATGTTTCAGTACTTCACGAACACTCAGGAAGGAATGAACACCAAGCAGGCAAAGCGAGAGCAGATGTTCATCACTCTCCTTGAGTCGCTCGATCCGGAAGACGCTAAGTTCATGCTCAGGATCAAGAACAAGGACGTCCGCATCTCTCGCGAGGCCGTCGACATCGCTATGCCGGACTTGACCAAGGGGTGGCCAAAAGCGTGAGCACGGCGTTCGTAATTGGAAACGGAAGGAGTCGGTCGTCGTTCGACATACGTCGGCTGAGAGGCCGAGGCGTAGTCTACGGCTGCAACGCGCTTTATCGAGAGTTTGCTCCAGGCTACGAACTTCCCGACTATTTGGTCGCTATCGATCCAGGTATGATCGAGGAGGTCGACCGAAGCGACTTTCCAAAGTCGAGGTTCATCGTCCCTCCCCTCGACGAGCAGTGGGAGCCGCGCGAGTGCAACCCCATGCGTGCTCGAAGCAACGCCGGCATCAACGCGATTCGAGAAGCGATTAAGGCCGGCCACCGAAGCGTGGTGTGCCTCGGCTTCGACTTCTTGATCGACGATCGGTCGGCTTCGGTCAGCAACATCTTTGAGAACACTGCGAACTACGGTCCTGAGACGCGAGCCATCTACGAGGAGAACTCCGGTCGACGCCGGTACCTCGAGTGGGTGGCGCGCCGAAACTTTGACGTTGAGCTGTACTTTGTGTTTCCACGAGACAGCCGACTGCTCGAGGTTGACACGCAGTTCGACAACGTCATGACGCTGACATACGATAACCTAGAGAGGATAGCGAAGTGAGAGTGCACATCCGCGGTCAGATGGGAGTTCAGATCCTTCAGTCGTTCGTAGCGTTGAGTCGCCTGCACGACGATGAGGAACCCATCATCGTCGTCAACACCGCCGGGCTGCACTACGATGCCACCGAGAAGCTGACTCAAGTGTTCGACGTCAAGTGCGAGATTCGCCACCAGGACGAGATGAGAAAGACACCGTACTGGGAGCCGGGTGCCGCCGAGGCCGTCTACCACACGCGCGAGCGTACGCTCAGCAAGTGGCTTCAGCCAAAGAAGCACAAGTTCAGCGGCCTACTCCTTCAGGTCATGCACTGCCGCGGCGGCGACAAGTCGGTGGCGAGCGCCGAGGCGTACAAGGTCCTGGCCGATCGCGTCGGCTTGAAGATCGACCTCGTGGTGTCTAACGACCGCACTCTAGGCGAGAGCGTGGCGTCGCAGATCGGCGCCGAGTTCAATCCCGAGTCGACACCCATCGAGGACTGGGTGACGCTTCTCAACGCCAACGCCGTGGTGGCGGCGCCGTCGGCTTTTGTGGCCAGCACGCTCGTTCTCGATCCAAATAAGCGCATTCACTTCGCAGGCGAGTCTCTGTGCGACGGTCCGTACTCGGCTACGGCCGGCGACCTGCTCTTCATCGACGAGATGTCGCGCTACTGCAAGAGTGTCGGAGTCGTGGGATGAGCTACGCGCTTCTAAACATTCTCAGAGACAGCGGGCAGTACACTGCGGAGGAACTAAAGCTGGCCGACGACTTAGTGTTTGCCGCTAACTCGACGCAGTCTCTGTCGGTCGTCAATGATGCGGCTCGCAAGCTGTTCGCATCGATCGCACCGACCGCTGACGTGACGGAACTAATGAGTAGCGCTAAGAACCTGCACTCCATGCGACTGACTCGAGTAGATGCAGCCCGCGGAATCCATGCGGCTCGAGCATGGATGGCTCGTGCGGCTCAGAACGTTCGTCGCCGCCTGCACCCATGCGACACGACTCACGCCATCGAGTACGACATCAACGGCATCACCTGCGTCAGAAACTTCATGGGCGACGAGGCGGCGTCGGATATATCCGAGATGATCAAGACGCTGCCCGTGTCGACGGCTAAGAACGGAGCCAACCTGGTCTTGGCTCACGACCACGAGACGTCTCGCCGGTGCCTAGCTAAGATTCGCCGAGTCGCGTTCGACTGCCACGCTCTCGGTGAAGACCATGCTGACGGCAACTCTCAGGTGTCTCTCAACTCATTCTTTCAGAGAGTAAAGAACGCACCTGGTGACGGCGACGTACAGAAGGTCCACCACCAGGACACGTACTTTAGCGCTCTTAAGTTCTGGTACTTTCCCGATGCTGTGAGGCTGGAAGACGGCCCGTTCCACTATGTCAGTCGGTCTCACTTACTGAACCGAGAGAGGCTGGACTTCATTCACCAGCAGAGCCTTACGTTCTACGACCACAAGATCGAGGTCGAGCGCACGTACGGTCACGCCGAGGGTTCGCTCAGAGCGTTCCTCAGCGAGCTTAGAGACATGGACCTGTTCGAGGAGGCCGTAGTCTGTGAGTCGGACACGCTCGTGGTCGCCAACGTCTTTGGGTTCCACCGCCGAGGCGAGGCTAAGCACGACCACGTTCGAGACGCGATCCACGGTTCGATCCGACTCGAGAGGCCGTTCGAGTGAGAGTCTTAGCTCTGGCTCTAGCCCTCGGTGGCTGCTCGTCGATGTGCACGTCAGACGTAAAGACCAACCCGTGCGTCGGTCTAGGCAGTGAGACTAGAGTGACGATCGAGACTAAAGAAATTTTTGTCGTTCCAGCAGTTACTTACCGATTCTAAGTAATATATAGAACATGGACAAAAGGAGACTCAACGTTCTGTGCCGAGATCAGAAACAAATGCATTGGAATATTCGCGAGGTCTCAAGATAGACTAGCTCGGCTCTGCGTACATCTTAAGAGTACTTAGAAAAGGCCGAGACCAAGTTGGGATCGGCCTTAGTTTTTTTGTCGTTGACAACGGTCTCGAACCGTTGTATAAATGACATAACGGTCGGTGAGGAAGCCGGTCGAAGTCTGGTGCAAAAAGTCGTTGACATACGTACCAGACTGTCGTATAAATGGTTATGACTCTGGAAATGAAGTCCAGAGTCGACTCCAGTAGGGAGTCACCGGTATCGCGGAACGAGGCTGCGAGCCGCCGGTCTACAAGGGTTCGAACGGGCGGGACTGAGGATGAAAGCTCTGGCGGTAACGGAGCGAGTAAAATCCAGGAGTGGCATGGCTTTGACCGTTGAGCCCTATCAACCGTCCGTACTGCATCACGAAAGCCACGCGGGAAGCGCCAGTGCAGTGGTACCCGCACCAATTTTGCTCGAGTGAGCATCGCAGTTGCGGAGAGGACCGGGTCCCATCTTGGCTCATACCCAGGACCGCGCACGTTCGACTCGTGCCTCCGCAACCATAAATACACGGGAGAGGAGAGTGCCATGCTGTCGTTCAGGTCGTTCATCGCTGAGGAGAGAGATCCGAAGTCTGACACGGCACACTTCACCGACATGGACGACACTCTCTTTCACTACGACAACGACAAGCTGCGCATTCACGTCAGAGACCAGCACGGCAACCACGTGCAGAGTCTGACGAACTCGCAGTTCAACACGCACAAGCTGCAGCCCGGACACCACTACGACTTCAGTGAGTTCCGGTCGGCTGAGAAGTTTGGTAAGACCGCTAAGCCGATTCGCAAGATGCTGTCGAAGATCAAGGCGATCCACAAGAAGAACAAGAACGTAGAGATCGTCACGGCTCGGTCTGACTTCGACGACAAAGATAAGTTCGCCCACCACATGAAGCGGTTTGGGTTAGACATTCACAAGATGCACGTTAGGCGAGCCGGCAACTTAGGTCTGCCTCCCGCCGAGGGTAAGAAGCGCATCATGTCCGATCAGATACGTAAGAACGGATACAAGAAGGCGCACCTCTACGACGACTCGAAGGCAAATCTCAACGCCTTCCTGTCGCTGAAGAAGGATCACCCAGACGTAGAGTTTCACGCCCACCACGTCGACCACGACGCTAAGACTGGCGTGACTAAGATCACTACGACAAAAGCTTAACGCACCGTTCGTCTAAAGTTAAGGACACCGGCCTTTCAAGTCGGGAAGTGCCGGTTAGAGTCCGGCACGGTGCACCATCATGGCCGATTAGCTCAGCGGAAGAGCGCCTGCTTTACACGCAGGATGTCGGCGGTTCGAATCCGTCATCGGCTACCACA